GGGTGAATCCACAGGGTTATTTGTTTCAACCCAGCGGCTCGCATTTTTTCTTTAAACGCAGCCTGACGTTCGGCGTTTGTTGTTGTCATGACTTATTCTGGCATGGTTTTGTTTCTTTGAAGTCCGGCCAAGCTTTGGCAACACAGACGTTGTATTTGTACTCACGCTCCTGACGCAGCTGCTCTTCGTAGTCCGCGTTACCCGCCCAGCTCAGCAGCCAGATGAACAGCAGGGCCACTACCAGCCCCGCAAACCGTTTGACCTTGACCATCACTCGCGCCCCTTTAACTTGTCTTGACGGTGGTTCAGAAGGCTCAGAACATCAGGCAGAATCTGCTTGTGATATTCGTCAAGCTTCGGATCCGTTTGCAGAAGCTTTTGGATTGTGATCCAAGCCTCCAATAACTCAATTCTAGTTGGTTCCATTATTCCTCCTAGCGGCCTAAGCCGCTTCCTCGATTGAATTGATTACCTCTTCGTCCCAGTAAGTCACAGCATAGTAAAATGTGTCGTTGATTCTGAAAGGGCTACTGTCAACAGAAACCACACCCTTTTTGATCAATGAGGCCAAAGCCCCCCTTAAAACCCTTGGGCTATCTTTGACTAAATCATGACTGGTGAAACATTCGGTCTCTATCAAAATATCTTTAATCGTTAGCAGTATGTGCTTTTCTAATGCAGTAAATTTTTCCATCTCGTTTCTCCTTAATTAATTTTTAACCTCAACCACAAAAGAAGTATCGCATGTTACTGGTAACAATGGAAGGGGTTAAACGAAATTAATTGCAAAAAAAAGGCGCAAAAAGAGGCGCCTGCTTAGCACAAGCCTGTCACTTGAACAGGCGTTTGAACCAAGGCATCCATTCCTTTTCGTTCATGACATTTTCGAAACTTGGCTCTGGATCTCCATTCTTCCGAGGTCGGTACGATCGATAACTCAACTGCTGGCGCATTCGATATATCTTGTTAGAAATTGCCTTTTCGTTTCGGTCCAATTTCTCAGCGATCTCAGAGGTTGATGCGCCACGCTCACACATAGTTAGCAGGCGATTAATTTCTTTGATAGTCCAGTGTTTAGATTCTTTTTTCATAACTGCTCCTTGCTGTTTCACGTGGAACTTTAAATAATTTTAACTCTGTCAATTGGAAAGTGTGCCATTGGCTCTAGGTCAGCCGGATCGTTACGATCCACCCTGCCGGTAAAGCTTATGTGCGATGGGTTTTCTAACAACAGCCACCCGGTACAGTCATCCCATTCAACAGCGAAGATTGTTTTTTTTCCGATCATGTTTAACTGTCTTGCCGCGTTTAGCTTGTGAAGCGCAACAAAGATGTCTGGGTACTGGCTCATTTTGTTGCGGCGACGTTTGACCTCAACAAATCCAGCAATCTCTTTACCCCTGATCGCAGCAAAATCTAAAACGTAGCTTGCAGGCAGCTTCCTGAAATCTGAAAACTCGAGGGCCGTGGCGACCCTCTCCATGATCTTGACCTCTGCCTGACGGTCATCTTCCTGCTCATATCTTGGCCTTATCAAAACGGAATATCATCGTCGAAGTTGTCATCAACGGGCAACTGTTCTGGTAACTGCTCTGCTGGCTTTTCTTGACGCTGGTAGGTGTCAACTTCAGCGTAATAGTTGCCAGATTGGGCCTCCTTCATCTGCACCTTTATCTTGTCACCAGACTGAGTTGCGAGCCATGCAAGCATCTCTGCCTTGTTGATCACAATGTTGGCCTTGACGAAGTCAGGCGCTCGCTCGTCGGGCTTGTACACTCGAAGACCATCCACCCAAATTTTATCCTGTTGCATTTTCTTTCTCCTCGCCGAAATAGGCTATTCTGAATTCTGGTGACTTGATTATTTTGACCTGCGGAACGGTAAAGCATCCGCCCTTGGTAGGTGCTCGCCAGATGCTTTTAACTTCATCTTCTGAAAGTTCAAAAAACGCTTGAGCTGCTTGTTTCATACCTTCTGTCGTACCGTCGTCAATGCCTTCTATAACTGCGTTTATCGAATCGCGCAGCTCGTCACAGGCAGCGTTGTACGCCTTTAAATCGTCAGCCTTATGATCGATCGTTTTTACATTGCCGGCCAAACTGTTGCCGTCATCATCTTCCTGAGCGACGTTCGCGAATGCGCTTAGAGAATACCGGCGAAGGTAGGTGATCAAAGATCCGGCAGCTTGTGCGGGATTCTTGGCGTTGGGATCAATCGCCATAGATATGTGCTCAGACATCCACTGACCGGATGTATGCACTAAGGTAGTGGTAACGCATAGGTTTCCGGAATCGTCTGTTGACGGGGCTTGTATGACGGCTATTCCTGCCTCAGTGAAAGCAGGTCGGCAAACATCTATCACACCGGCTAGGTCCGCGTACTTCGACTTGAAAAAATCGTTTTTCACAGACTTGGTTGGGTTCTGGATAAGACCTTGGGCAACCACCAATGCAGTTGCCAGTTCGTTAATTTGCTCGCTCATCTTCATGCGTATGCTCCTTTAATTTCATAGAAATCTTCAAAATCCTGCTGGGTGCTGTCAAATTTAAATTTGAAATCTGCTGGTATACCAGAGTAGCCCCAGTGATAGTCGATGTAATCGTCACAGATTTGGAATCCGTTGCCAGTTAGATCGTCTAGGCTCCACTCGATCCACTGAAAGAACTCCGGGAACTGCTTGATCAATACGCTTGAAGCAACTTTAATTGCTCTGGAACGAGCCTTTAGGCCTTCGAACCAAACATTTTGATCGTCGTTAGGAATAACTGATTTAACTCTACAAAGATGCTCGTAGTGGCACCACAATGCGTACCAAGGCTCTTGAGTTTCATCATAGTAATAATGACGGCGGTTTAAAATTAATGGCATGTTGTTAACCTCTTAAATTGCTGGAAATCTAACTTTAAATGAAAATTTAACCGAAGAAAAGCTTTTTTTAAAATTAATTCGGTGCTAGGATCCGCTCAGGAGGTGACAAATATGCAATTACCAATCGAAGTTTACATGGAACGGTTTAACAGCAACATTCGGCGAATCAGCCTAGAGTTAGGTGTTGCGGAGCAGAAGATTCGGAATCGGTCAAGAAAAGATGGGTCTGAACTTTTGGTTTCAATCGACGAGGATTTTAAGCTGTTGAAGCTTGAGGTTATTCATCGAGAAGTTTTCGAACGTGCATAAAAAAGCCCCGACAAGGGGGCCTTCTTATGCCCACAAAGGGATGGGCGGAGCGTTATCCAGCAAGGTTAACGATGCCTATTCTAGTTCATCTGCGGACGTAGAGCAACGTACAGTTACTCCTGCATACGCAGACATACCTAGAGTGAGGTCGTAATGTCGAAAAGTAGTCCGTATTTTCCGTTTTATCCGACCGACTGGTTGGACAGTCATCAGATCTTCAATTACACACTTGAGCAGGAAGGTGCTTACATCCGATTGCTGTCAGCAGCGTGGAAGATGGGCGGCGGATTGCCAAACAATGATCGCTGGATTTGTAATGTTTTGCGTTGCAAGCCATCTCAATGGAAGCGGATAAAAGCAGTTTTATTTGCTGAAGATGGTGCCTTTTACCTTGAGAATGAACAGTGGTTTAACCCGCGCTTGAGCGAAGAATTGAAACTTTTTCGACAAAAATCTCAAAAAAATGTTGAGAACGCGAACAAACGGTGGAACTTACCGGATCATTCTGGAACTAAAAAACCTAATAAAATCAACGAAACGACTAATGCGGTCGCATTACGGTCGGAATGCCATACAGATACAGATACAGATACAGAAACAGATAAAGAAAAAGTAAACCAAAAAGAAATTACTGCGCGCATAAATGCGCTCGGCGTTGAAATGGATCTTTGGAATGAATTTTTAGGGATTAGAAAAAAGTTAAAGGCAAACAATTCAACCCGAGGTGTTAACACTTTGTTGAACCGGATTGAAAAGTTTGTATCAAAAGGCCAGTCAGCAACCGCTATGATTGAAGAGGCTAATGCTCAGGGCTGGAAAACCGTGTACGAAGAAAAGGAAGAAAAGCATGTACAACCAACAGCAAGGCAACTACTCGATGACTACTCGTGGGCAGATGGACTCATCGCTCAACCGGGTGAACAAAATATTCGCAATGTTACGGATTACCTACCCGACCTTTCTCAAGAACGAAAACGAGACTGAAACCAAGCGCCTCTGGTTTAGTCACCTTGAAAGCTTCAGCGAGGACAAGATTGACGCGGCTCTGAAGATTATGCCTGATGAGTTTCCGAAGTTTGCTCCGACGATCGGTGAGTTTAAGAAATTGTGCAGAGGACAGGCGTCTGCTGAGAAGCCGCCTCAAGGTCTGCCGATCTGCACAAAGTGCAGGTCATATACGATTACTCAGCGTCACTTTGAGATGTGCGTAGAGAAGTCCATTGAGCCAGAGCGTTACCACCGCAAAGATCCTGACGAGATTCGAGCGCAGCTAAAGGAGTTTTTCAATGGACGATAGGCACGAGGAAATTCGTCAACAGGTGATCAACTTCAATCGCCAGAACCCAGACGTTTGGAAGTTATTTTGTAAATTTACGTTCGAGAGGATAGATCGGGGTTTCAAAAACTACAGTGTTAACGCGATTTTTGAGCGCATTAGGTGGGAAAAAGATGCGGGTGGTGATGGTGTTACCAGTTTCAAACTGAACAACAATTATCGAGCATTTTACGCTAGAGCGTTTATGCGGAAGTACCCCGAGCACGATGGATTCTTTCGGACCCGAGAACAGGTCAGCAAAGAATTACCGCCGGTCAATCTGCCAGAACTGATGCCGTCACACTTTCATTGAGGTATAATCATGAACAATATCAAACATTTACCAATGCCAGACAGGTTAATTGCCGAAGAAGTACACCTAACCATTCACAATGTTGACGAGAAGGATAAGCTTTGGACTCTGTTGAAGCAGATTGATTTCAGCCAAGCGATGGATGTGTGGATTAAACCGCACGAAAGTGACCGATCACTTGATCAGAATAATCTGGTGGGCAAGTGGTACAGAGACGCAGAGGCTCAGGGTGATCAAACTGCCGAGGAGTATCGAGCTTACTGTAAATTGCACTTTGGGGTTCCAATCATGCGGAAAGGTTCGGAACGTTACAAAGAAAAGTATGACCGCTTGTTTAAGGATCGTTACACCTACGAAGAAAAATTGGAGTGGATGCAGGAGCCGGGTGACTATCCGGTAACCAGAGTGATGAGCGTGAAACAGTTTGCTCAGTTTATGGACAAGGTCCGGGAGCATCTTGAGGGGCTTGGATTCCAACTAACCAACACTGACGAAATGTTTCGATGAAAAAATGCAAGATCTGCCGAGAATCATTTGAGCCGCCTCGTTCGCTGCAAAAGGTTTGCAGCATGGCTTGCGCGCTAGAGCTGGCAAAACAAGAACGAGTCAAGAAGGATCGAGCTGCAAGCAGGGAAATGAAAAAACGGGTCCGGGACAAGGATCGAAGTTACTGGGTCAAGAAGGCCCAAGAGGTGTTTAACCAATGGATTCGGCTCCGTGATGACAAACAGCCCTGCATTTCTTGCGGAACCAGAGGCCCATGTCAATTCCATGCGGGGCACTACAAGACCGCCGGTGGTCATCCTGAGCTACGATTTGAACCACTAAACGTACACAAGCAGTGCGCTCAGTGTAATAATTTCAAATCTGGGGCAATTGACCAGTACCGACCAAGGTTGATTTACCGAATTGGGGAAGATAACGTAAAATGGCTGGAGGGGCCTCACCCTCCCGTGAAGTACACCATTGATGACCTGAAGGGGTTAGTCAAAACGTACAGAGCAAAAATCAAAGAGAGTGAACATGAAAGCAATTCCGAAAGCAGAGAAAGAAAAGAAGATTACTGAAGTCCTAGCGCACATGCGTAAAGGAAAAAGCCTAAGACAGTCAACGAAGAAAGCAAATATTGCCAAACAAACTTTTTTGGATTGGGTTGATAAAGATCCAGAATTATCCGGCCAATACGCGCAGGCGAGGGCAGATATGATTGATTGTTTAGCCGATGAAATAATTGAGATTGCAGATGAAAAGTTGACCCCGACAGGAGATGGTAAGGTTGACTCGGCCATGGTTCAGTGGCAGAAGTTGCGGATGGAGGCCCGTAAGTGGGCCCTAAGTAAGATGGCACCCAAAAAATACGGCAACAAGCTTGAGTTGAGCGGTGATGAACATGCTCCCGTTTCAATCCAGAGGATCGAGCGTGTCATCATTAAAGAATAAAATTCTTGAGATCCAGACGCCA